GCTAGTCGCAATCAACAGATTATTGAGCTGTACCGGCAGGGCGTTAAAACTAAGGATTTAGCGTGTCGGTTTAATCTAAGTCGATCTCGCGTCGCGGGGATTGTTAAATCAAGCGGCTAGGCTTTGAGTTGCCTAACAAGGCGCTCAACCGGACGGGCTAAAGCCCGCCGGTTAGCTTGGCGTTATACACCCTTCATCACCAGCGTCAAATGTGACAAAACATACACATCTGGTCGGTGTTGGCGGCTTCGTGCTTCTTCCCTATTTCCTGCTCGAGCCTAATTACTTTCCGTTTTTGCCCAGCCCCGAACAGGTCAAAATTAAACGCATTGGCTTGTTTCTGCGGTGCAGATGCCAAGCAGGGGAAGCACCCAACCCTGTCAAATCCATGTTGATACAGCGGGTTCAGATTTTCAATCCCGACATAATCAAAGACATCTTGTGTTGACCAGTCTAGTATTGGCAGTCTAAACATCACTCCGCCAGTCGCCAGAAGTTTGGGAAATGATTTATTAATCTCGTGCGGAGCGTAAATATCATCAGATATTTTATCCGCATATCTTAATGCCCGTTTTGTAGATTCCCCTGATCTAACTCCAGTCCAAACTTCAAATCCAACTCCCTGTTTGTCCATCAGTGATCTGTAATATCTTGAGCTTGGCGCTATTTTTAGGCGGTCTGTACAGAATCGCATGATAGAATTAGGGAACTTTTTTAGTTTTCTTATCTCGCCTTCAACAGTTCCGTTTTTTACTGTATCAATCCTAACCCCATACAAATCCCGTATTTTATCAAGGTGTTTGTAGCTATATGGGTGCTCCCAACCTGTATCACAAAATAGACCGATAACCTCTTCAGCTCGGTGTTTTTCCAATGCTAATTTAATACACGCCTGACTGTCTTTACCAGTGCTAATCGGTACAACAACCTTGATCATAATATTCCCCAGTTTTATTAATCATGTATAACAACCTGATTCGAGCGGACGCGGCTTTAACACCGCGCTTCGCCCATATTTTATCATGCCGCGCCACTCAATACAGATGGGTTAGGGGCAGATCGCGCCACCCTTAACCACAGCTTCAAATGCGTTTTTTGCATACATTGCAGCGGCTTCTTTATCGCCGTCAAACGCATCAAGCCAAGCGGCTGGAATCCTGATTGATAAAACGATTGTGGGGGCTTTCGCCTTCCGCCCCACCCCTTTTCCAGCCTTTGGGGATTTACCCCGCTGGCTTGGGGTTGGGAGGGTTTCCCCTCCCGTTTTTTCATCAGACTTCAACATATACTGTATTTTCGGTTTCGTCGACTGACATGTCGGCATAAGTTCCACCGAAATCAGTACTGTTCATATAACCCATTTCTTCAGCTTTTCCTTCGCACTCTTTATTGCTTTCGCCATTGATCACTGCAACAACTTCGTTTGTTTCGGTAGAGTAGATTGAAAATTTCATGATAAATCTCCTAAGTTTCGTTTGGTTTAGGTCGGTGCGTTCTGCCCTCCCATGATTTGAACTATACGCTCATCTTTTATTTATGTAAACACTTTTAAGAAAATATTTAATAAGGAGGGTAATTTTTTGATTTTTTTGTCCTGTCTCTTTGTAGACGATAAGACAAGAAACGGCTTTCATGCTCTGCATGAGCACACTAGCGCACGCACAAGCAAAAAACGGGCAGCCTCTTACACTCAACGGCTTAACAGGTCGGCAGGGGTGTAAAGAGGTTTTGATCTCAGGCAACCCGTCTAAGGTCAATTTAATCGACTGTCAAAACATTAGTATTTTGCCCGCTAATGATCGGTTGTTAGTCGAGGGCGGGGGCAATGGCTCGCAGCAAGCCCTAGTCAATATCACGCGCTGTTTTGATGTTGAGCTGTCTAGCTTTGATCTAGTTGGACGGGTCGATTTTAGCGATAAAGGAGCATTTAAACGCGCCGTGCCGTGCGGTTTGATGACCGATCTTGACTCTAACGGCGTAAAAATTACAGGCATAACCGGCCTACACCTGCATTACGCAATCACAGCTCGAAACCCTAATTTCGAGCTAGACGGGGCAAACTTAGAGCTGTGCTCAGGTGATTTCGTGCGCGTGTGTCGTGACGGTTTCCGCGTCGCTGGCGTAATGGCCGCTTATTCTCTCGCTGTTTGGGATTACGCAGAGGTGCATCGTGATGGTTTGCAATGCTGGCAGCTCGATAAATCAAAAACGCTCGATGGCGTGCCGGTGCTGAGTGATGGCGTGATCGAAAACTGCGTGTTTTTCTTGCCCGATTCTGACGATTTGGTTATTGCCAAAATTAACCCGTGGATTGCCACAGCAGACGGGATCATAGGCACAGACGGCGCATTTCAGCGCATCAAGATTAAAGGCTGTGAAGTCTACACGAACAATCAAAACGGTTTCCGATTCGGGCCAATGATCAACTGTGAAATTGACGAAAATTGCAAAACGCTGAGCGCAAGGGGTAAAAAATGGCTCAAGAGCCAGTCATTATGATCGCTGATAGCAAAAAAACAGGCGTTCGCAGTCGCGGCAATCGCATCCAAGGGCAAGCGGCGCGAGTAATTATCGAAGATGCCGAAGACTCGACTTTAGAGCCTGAGCAGGTCGAAAATTACGAAGATGCGCCAAGCGCCGGTTTAGATCGGGCTGTGTTTTTTAATCACATCAAGCGCTCGCTGTTTAAAGGGCGATTAAAGCAAATACAAGTAGAGCGAATCGATGCGGTATTGACAGAATTAGAGTATGCGGCAATCGAAGGGCTAAGCGCTTGGGCGTATGTGTTGGCTACGGGCCACCACGAATCCGGCGAATGGCTCTATTACAAGGAGCTGGGCGGGGTTGATTATTTTACAAAGCGTTATGACATCCAAGGCCAGCGGCCTGCCAAGGCGCGTGAGTTAGGCAATGTAAACAAGGGGGACGGTGCGCGGTTTTGTGGTCGTGGCCCCATTGGCATTACTGGTCGCGCTAATTACCGGCGGCAGGGCAGAAAATACGGCCTCGATTTGGAAAACTCCCCCGAACTGGCAGAGCAAGCGGAGATCGGCGCTAGATTGCTTGTTGAAGGGATGCGCGATGGTGATTACCGTCGGCGTTTGGATGGTCGGTCTTACAAGTTGTCTGATTATCTCGATAGCAAGCGCTGCGATTACATCGGGGCAAGAAACATTGTAAACGGTGGTCAAGATAAGGCACAGTTAATCGCGGGTTATGCACGGGCGTATTACGCCGCTTTAGAGTTCGCAAGTAGTTCACAAATCCCTGAGATTGAGCCGGTCGATTATTACGATACAGCGCCGGATGTGACTGAAGCCGAATCGCAGGCCGTGGTAATGCCCGACGAATCAAAACCCGATCAAGAAACCCCAAAGCCTTGGTTCAAAATCAATCCAATAGACTGGCTGCCGGGTGTCAAAACGCACTTAATCATGCTAACCACAGCGGGTTTAGCGGCGGCTGAGTTGTTTGGCGTGCATATCCCTGAACAGTTGTATGTATTGCTCGGGGCGCTAGGTTTGTCCACCGCCTATCGAGGCGTTACCCGCAATAAAGGCCGTGCAGTTGTTACCGTAGGAGTCAACGAAAAATGAATCTATTCACAATGCTTGATGAAAAGCGAAAGCATGATTTAACTGCTATTAGCGCCCGTTACGGCTCGCTTATTGATTTGGAGTTGTTGGCTAGTGAGGCTCGGATTGAAAAGCTTCGAGAGTTAATAACGGCTGAAAAAGTAGAATCAAAAGCTCGGGTTGATGAGTTAACAAAGTGGAAAAATGAAGAACTCGAAAAGGTAGAGCTATTTTACCAAGCCCCAACAGCAGCTCAGCAGGATAGCGTTACGGATGAAATGGCAGGTGTGGTTGTGACAGGGAGTGCTCACAATGCTAGCGAGAATTAAAAATAACGAGCGCAACTATGACATCAGAAATCCTCTGGCACGCTATCGCCGCGCTAATAGCATCGGGCATAGTCGGCATTTCCAAAATCCTGCTATCCACCGCCCAGCTTACGTTTCGCGCAGTGATTGGGCGCTTCATCGCCCACGCCGGTTGGGGCGCTGGGGCATTCACAGCCTTGCTTTACGATTCAAGTTTCTCCCCTCTTGGAATCGCAGCCCTCGCAGTGCTTATGGCCAGTCTGGGCGAATCTGGACTGGGAATGATGTTAAAAATCTGGCGTGGATCGAAATGAAGCAGTTTTTAATTGAGCAAATCCCCGTCCTGTTTTTTATTGCCGTGTTTTTTTTAATGCTGGCAATGGGTGGGTAAATACCCTGTTTTTTCAACTGTCCTCTATAAAAAAGGAAGTTTTATATATGTCAACTGTAGCTCAACGAATTAATGCATCAACTGGCGTAAATCGCTCTCGCACTCGCGCCGCCCGCTCCAAAAACTTACGCACGGTTCTGCGGCGGGCTTCTCGTGGCGGTGGCGGCGGTTAATGCAGCCACAAAAAGGGATTTACAGCGTTATCAATGCCGCCAGCAAGGTTACTGATCATGTAATAGTGTCAGTATCCGGCGGAAAAGATAGCGTTGTAACCCTTGATTTGTGCGCGAGTAAATTCAGGCGCGTTGATGCGTTTTTTATGTATCTGGTAAAGGGTCTGTCGTTTCAGGAAGATTGGATAAGATGGGCTGAGCAGAAATATGCAATTCCGCATATATACCGAGTTCCACATTTCATGCTGGCTGACTTTATGGCGGCTGGCTCATTCAGATTCCCTGATATTTCGGTGGATAGGACTAGCATCAACCAGATTTATAATTACATTCGCCGCGTTACTGGCGCTCACTGGATAGCGGCAGGCGAGACTATATCGGATAGTATTTATCGCAGGGCGATGATTAAGCAGTCTGGAACTATTGATTACAAACGCGGGCGTATTTACCCTGTGGCTGGCTTTAATAGGCAGCAAATTCGCGATTACATAAAATTCAAAAATTTACGGGTAAGCGCTGAATCAGAGGCGTTGGGGTTTTCGTTCAGGTCGTTTATGGCGAAAGAGCTTCTTGTTATAAAAGAGGTGTATCCCAATGACTGGTTAAAGATAAAGAACTGTTTCCCATTGATTGAAGCGGAACTTAAGCGCGAGGAGTTTTTTTGTGATTAAAGAGACTTTTGAGATTGTAGAGATAAAACGCAGCCGGATAAAATTAGCAAGTTATAACCCTCGCATTATTTCCAGTGACGCAAAGGAGCGGCTCAGAAAAAAACTAAAGGCGGACGGTCTTGTAATGCCTTTAGTTTGGAATGAGGTTACTGAATTTCTTGTTGGTGGTCATCAGCGTATTCAGCTCATAGATGAGGAGAACGCCTATCCTGATCATGATTATGATATTACCGTAGCAAAAGTTAGGCTTGATGAAAAAAAAGAAAAGGAGCTTAACGTTTTTTTGAATAATGCATCTGCAATGGGCGACTGGGATATTCCAGCATTGCAAAGCTTGATTCACGATAACAATTTTGTAATAGATGATCTGGGTTTTAATCAATTCGATGCTGATATTATTCTCGGCGAAACTGAGATATTCAGCGACTCCCGAGAAGCCCAAGAAGCCAAACGGCAGCTTGATGCGATCAAGCAAGAGCGGAAACAGGCTGATCGCAAATTTATGGATGACAACTCGGCTGATTTTTATACAGTTGTTGTTTTTCCGACATCTGAAGAAAAGCGCAAGTTCATGAGGATTATTAACGCCCCCGAGTGGGAAACTTACGCTGACGGAATTAGGGCTTTGGCATTTCTGCAAACAGATCAATGTGATCAAAATCAGAGTATTCATCAATGATCTCAGGGAGAAAATCGACATCGAATAAGCGCTGCTTACCGATTACTTTTACCGGATGCACTTCATTGACTGACCGTAGCACCCAAGCAAAGCCGGGCTTGCTTGGCATCTCGTCCATGCACGCAGCCTCTAAATCACCTGCTGTGAATGGCCTACAATCGGCTAATATTCCTGCGGCTACAATCACGCCAAACGGTATTTGCCTGCCATCATCAAGCATGCCTGCGTCAAACGATGACGCATGTATCGCCACGGCCCCTCGGTGGTCGGTTTTCCACGTGCGGAACTCTATCGTTTTATCTCTGTACGCAATCAACGATGCGTTCGGCTGTCTCACGGATAGCGCCTTCATCACCACTCTCCAAAATAACCGGTTTAAAAAAACTTAATTATACCATCACCTAAAAGCCATCCGAAGAAGTGTTTTTATGCCTAAAGGTCAGTACAAAAGAGAATCAAAACATATAGTTACAGACGAAACTCGGCGGCGCGTTCGCAATTTAGCTGCTGTTGGCGTTACGCATTTAGACATTGCCAGAGTAATCGGAGTATCTGGAGGCACTCTGCGAAAATATTATCGTGACGAACTCGATAATGCTGCGATAGAGGCAAATTCATCGGTTGCTGGCAAGCTCTACCAGCAATGCATGGAGGGAAATACATCCGCGATGATGTTCTGGCTTAAAACAAGAGCGAAATGGTCTGAGCGTCATGAGGTCGAGCATTCCGGCGAGGTTGGGCTAAAAAAAATTGAAATCGAATTCGTCAATCCTTAGAGCTAGAGTTGCTAACTGGGCTAAGCCCTTTGATGTTAACGGGCATAGCGCTCGTTATCTTGCTGCATTTGGCGGGCGTGGCTCTGGTAAATCGTGGGATTTTGCTGGACGACTAATTCGCAGGTGTCTCGAAAGAAAAGTCGAAGCAGTTTGCGTGAGAGAAATACAAAAATCACTTAATCAGTCGGTAAAGAAATTGCTTGAGAATCAGATAGAGACTATGAGGGTTGGTCAGTACTTCGAAGTTCAGAGTGCAATCATTAAAACACCGGGCGATGGTATGATTATTTTTCAGGGGATGCAGAACCATACAGCAGAATCAATAAAATCCCTTGAAGGATATGATATTGCATGGGTAGAGGAGGCTCAAAGCCTTAGCCAGTTTTCTCTTGATCTATTGCGTCCGACAATTCGCAAGCCAAATAGCCAGATATGGTTTACATGGAATCCGCGTTTTTCTACCGATCCGGTTGATGTACTTCTAAGGTCAGAGAAAGCGCCTGATAAATCAATAATTGTCAAAACTAACTACCACCATAACCCGTGGTTTCCTGATGTGCTACGGGAGGAAATGGAGTATGACCGCCGCCGTGATCTGGATAAGTATTTGCACGTCTGGGAAGGTGAGTATCAGACGTTCGGTGAAGCGCTAGTGTTTCGGAATTGGTCGGTCGAGGAGTTCGATACACCGCCTGACGCTGTGTTACGGCTCGGTGCTGACTGGGGTTTTGCTATTGATCCGACCGTACTGATCCGCTGCTTTATCATTGGGCGAAAGCTCTACATTGACTATGAAGCCTATCGGATAGGCTGCGAGATTACTGATACGCCAGCTCTGTTTGATACCGTGCCAGATGCGCGACGGTGGCCTATTACTGCGGATTCTGCTCGACCCGAAACCATCAGCCACATGAAGAAAAATGGCTATCCGCGCATTCAGTCAGCAGCAAAAGGCGCTGGCAGCGTCGAGGACGGCATTGAGTGGCTAAAGTCGTTTGATCTGATCGTGCACCCTCGCTGCAAACACACCATATCGGAGTTGGGTTCGTACCGTTACAAACAAGATAAACTGACAGGCGCGGTGCTACCGATTTTTGAAGACAAAAATAATCACGTCATTGATGCATTGCGCTATGCCTGCGAAGGCGCAAGGCGCGGGTCTTATGACATCGGAAAAATGCTATGAATTTATATGACGGACTACGCTCTCTAATCAGTAATTTGGGCAATCCGCTAAAAGACAAAGCGGCTGCAACGGCCTACGGCTATACGCGCCTGACAGATGATCAGTTGATAGCGGCTTACGCGACCAGTTGGGCAGCTCGTAAACTGATCAACGTCCCCGCTGGCGACATGGTGCGCAAGTGGCGAGCATGGCAGGGTGAGGATGTAGTAAAAATCGTCGCTGAAGAAGAGCGGCTTAAGCTCAAGAGTAAGTTATTAGAGGCCAAGGTCAAGGCGCGGCTATTTGGCGGTGCGGGTATCTTTATTGGTACTGATCAGGATTTGATGCAGCCGTTAAGCGTGGAGCGCATAAAGCGCGGCGGCATTAAATACCTAACTGTACTGGATCGCAGGGAGTTGATAGCGGGTGAGATTGAAACCGACCCACTGAGTGAATATTACAACCGTCCCAAATACTACACCGTAGCAGGCTCAAAAAATCAAACACAGATACATCCTTCGCATTTTGCCATTTTAATGGGCGAGCCTAATATGAGCGTGATTAACGACGGCTGGGGGGTGTCTGTACTTCAACACTGCCTAGATGCTGTCAAAAACGCAGACGGTGCAGCGGCAAATATTGCCAGCATGATCTTTGAGGCTAATGTTGATGTAATTGGCATCCCTGATCTGACTAGTAATCTAGCCAATGGCGGGGCGGAGTTCGAGCGGCAATTGCTGGCGCGGTTTGCGCTATTTGCCCAAGGCAAGGGGGTTGCAGGTGTGGGTATTCTTGACAAAGAGGAGGAGTACACTCGCAATGCCGTCAATTTCGGCACACTCCCAGAGCTGCTAGAAAAATTTATTGTGTTGGCGGGTGCGGCGGATGGTATTCCCGTTAGCCGTTTTCTGGGTACGTCTGCGGCTGGTTTGAACGCCACTGGCGAAGGCGACATGGAAGTTTATTTTGACAAGATACAGTCCATGCAATCCGACCTCGAAGCTGAAATTTACACACTGGATACCGCATTATTACGCTCTGCGGGGATCGATCCGAAGCTGAATTACATCTGGAATCCACTGGAGCAGGCTAACGCCGTTGAAGTGACTACAACGAATAAAACCACCACCGAATCCTTGATAAATATCAATAATCTTGGCGTGTATTCTGGCGAGGAAATGCGAGCGATTGCTACGCGAGCACTCGATGCTTTTGGTGTTGCTGAGATTGTCGCTGAAACTGAAAAGGCGCTGGCACTCTAATGGATTTTAACCTAGCCGCTCTTGCCAAAAACGCCAAAAAACGTGCGGGTGAATATCGGCTTGATCCCATCCACACGCGAGCAGGCTCTGAAGTAGAGTACCGAAAGATGCTGGCTGAAATGCTGCGCGGGTTATTGAGTGAGGTTAATACGGCAATATTACCAACCTACACAGCAGACGCAGACGAAGAGCCGTGGTATGCGAGATTAGCTGCGCTGGGTGCTGCGCTTGCGGCTACTGCATCGGCAAAAATGACTAAGCTTCTTTACTCTGAAGCAGGTTGGCACACACGCCAATTTGCTGCCACGGTATTACGTGGGGTGGGTGTTGATGTGTCTAGCCTACTATCGCAACTCGATACCGAAGAGCTAATGCGGCTCTATATCGCGCAAAACACTGATCTGATTACCAACCTTAAAGACGATGCTATCAAGATTATTCGCCAAGAAATCATGACGGCGCGAATCCAGAAGCAGCAGCCTGAGCAGTTAGCGGAAACGCTGCGAAATAGGCTTAATACGCTGCGTACCAGTCGGGCTGAGCTAATAGCCACCGATCAGCTCGGAAAGCTGACAGCCAGTCTCAATAAGCACAGACAGCAGCAAAGCGGAATGACTGAGTATCGCTGGAATTACCGTTCATGGATTAAGCGGGATGACCCGCGTAAGGATCATCAGGCGGTGAATGGCAAGCATTACAAGTGGGGCGAGCGCACCGGTACAAAAGACGGCGGCGAACCCGGTACGGCAGTGCGCTGCAAATGCTGGGCACAGGCTGTGGTAAAGATTGATGATTAACCAACCCTGGGCGGTTCTTGTTTGTGCATCTCAGTAGCTACAATATCGGACAGCCATTTGCTACGGTTTTCAATGTTGTCCTGTAGCCACCTCACTTGAGATTCTGGAATTCTAACTGTTATTGCTTTCAGCGGCTCAGGGGCTGGTTTGCGACCTGCTTCTTCTCTTTTTCCTCCTCTGGTCATTAGTCACCCCAATAGCCGTCGTTTGTTTTAAGTCTTAGGTAGGCGCAAGTGTGCGGGTATAGCTCTTTCGCCTGAGCGTCAGAAAGATAGTGTTTAACGCCGCTCTCTTCTAGGAATCCTTTTTCATCACGCATTATTTCTCTGATCGACAATTCAGCAGGCGATTGACCTGTCTCGTAATCATGAGAAAAATCACCAAAAAAGGCAGCTAAAGCTAACTGTTGATTTTCTGGAAAAAACTCAGACACTGCCCTATTCCAATCAGACACTGCCTTATTCCAAGTTGTAGACATGATAATTATACCCCCCTTTTTTTTGACGTTTAGAATGCAGCGCCCGGCATGCCAATAAATGAGGGGCTAATATCATGACTGTGGACCGGGGCGGTAAACTCGCAATTGTCTCTGACTGATTCATACCATAAATCCAACCCTATCGATTCAAATTCATTATTGTTTTTACGAATGAATTTAATAACTTCATCGCGTGAACTAAAAAACTCAATTCCTTGCGGAATGTAAGCCTCTTCTGAATTTTTGTCGAAATATACTTTAGCCCCGTCTCTACCGAGAGCATAGCAATTTTCAGAGTCAGTGCATGTTAAAAAATATAAACGTGCCATGATAATTTCTCCTTTATTGGGCTTGCGGTATTGCCTGCCCATGAATTGAACTATACGCTCATTGATTGATTAACGCAATACTTTTTCAAAAATATTTGAAATATACTAGATTACGATTTCCGCTCATTCATTTTTTCTTTGCCTGTCCACCGTTTTTCTATAACAGTGGACAGTTAGGTGTTAGCGTGCGATCAATAACATTGTAACGCCGCTAAACATGAGTCAAACCAATAAATCAGACGCTTTAAATATACAGTTGCATATGCGATTACCGCATTGGCGCAAGGAGAAAATCCGTCGTGCCGCTGAGTTGGCGGGGCAAACGATGAGTGAGTACATACTGATTGCTGTGGATAGGCGCATCAATCACGAGCGCGAGCAAGAGCCAAAGCCAAAGAGATAGCTTTGATGGGCTGTCTAAGCCCCCCCCGCTAACAAAAAACCAATTTAGACCAATTTAGACCAATTTTTTGACAGGACGTAAAAGCACGCGCAAATTCGGTGCAGGCGATTAAGGGCGATTAAGGGCGATTAAGGGCGATTAAGACGGTGTTTGCTCCATCAAAAACTGTCTACACAAATTATAAAAATAAATCAGCGTTCGATAATCTAGGCAAATGCCTAAATTCGTTGAAGATGCACAGTTATCCAATACCCGCCTCACTAGTGACGGCTATCTAGTCGCCTCAGTGCTCTGCGCTCGCACGGGCATACAAGATTATCTAGGCGTGGAAGTGGGTAGGCCGGAGCTGCCGGTTGTGCACGTCTACCGCCCTGAATCTGCTGTATTTTCTAAAGATTCACTCACTACCTTTGTCGGCAAACCCACTACTAACGATCACCCACCCGTACCTGTGACCGCTGACAACTGGAAGCAGTACGCCGTTGGGGCTATTGGCGAGGAAGTGCTGCGCGAAGGCGAATATATCCGCGTACCTATCACGCTGATGGATGCTGCTGTTATCAAAGCGGTACAGGATGGCAAGCGCGAAATATCAATGGGCTACGAGATGGATTTGACGTGGGAAGCCGGTCAAACGCCAGACGGCCACGCCTACGACGCTGTTATGTCCAATCTCCGCATGAATCATCTAGCTATCGTTGATCGAGGTCGTGCCGGAAGTCGCGCACGGATTGGCGATGAATCACCTAAATCGTGGGGGATTGCCCCACTTGTAACCGATGGGAAACCCTCAATGACTACACGAAAAATCGTAATCGATGGGATCACCATCGAGACCACCGACCAAGGCGCGGAAGCGCTGCAAAAGCTACAGACGCAGAACCAAACCTTGACGGATACCGCAAAAACCGCGCAAGCCGCACACGATGCCGCGATCGCAGCCAAGGACAAAGAGCTAGCTATCAAGGATGCGGAAATCGACGCCCTGAAAAAAGCCGTACTGACTGATGCTCAGCTAGATGCCAAAGTGCAGGCGCGTGCCACTCTAATCAGCAAAGCGCAAAAATTAGCGAAAGATGCTGATTTTACGGGTAAATCCGACATCGACATTATGACCGCCGCCGTTACTGCTGTACGCGGTGCTGATGCGGTTGCGGGAAAATCTCCAGCCTACATCGAGGCCGCGTTTGATCTGGCTATTGATGCGCAACCTGATCAATTCCGAAAGGACATGCAGGGGCGTGATAAGCAAGCTGCAAGTGATAACGGTCAATCCGCTTATGAAAAGCGTTTAAACGACGCTTGGAAAGGGAGTGCTAAATAATGGCAACTCAAACTACATACAACGCAACTATGAGCGCAGCCCGTGTGGGCATGATTGCCGATATGCGCGGCTCTACTCTAATCAGTCGCACGGTCGAAGACACAGCGCTCGGTTTTGGCGTTCCAGTCACAAAAGGCACGGCGGCGGGGCAATGTAAAAAAGTGGCCGCAGGCTCGACCGACATTATCGGCATTACCGTCCGTGAGCGTTCCGGCGTAGCTGGTTCCGACGGATGGGCGCAATACGAAGATGCCCGCATCATGTCGGAAGGGGCGCTCTGGGTCACAGTCACTGATGCTGGTGGCGTAGCGGCTGGCGATCCGGTCTGGGTCAAAAAGTCCGATGGTACATTCAGCAATGCCGATGCTGGCTCTGGCGGGTCGCTGAAACTCAATGGGCGGTTTGAAACCGCAGCCGCTAACGGTGCTCTTGCCGTGATTGTATTTAACTGCAACGTCCCTGCTGTGGCTGGCGCGTAAGGAGATAATAATGCCTAAACTATTCGACGCACAGGCTGCACTAGGCTTTGTCACAGCGCAAACGACACACGTAGAGCGCGAAGTGAATGAGACGGTTTATCCTGATATTCAGTACCCCGCTCTAATCCCTGTTGATACGTCTGCACATCCATTTGCTAAAACCGTCACCTATTACAGCTCTGACAAGTTTGGCGCTGCGAAGTGGATTGACGGCAATGCCGACGACATTCCGCTTGCGGGTACAGAGCTGGCGAAGCACGAAACCAGTGTGCACATGGCAGGTATCGGTTACGGCTATGGGTACGAAGAGATCAATCAAGCACAAATGCTGGGTATCAACCTGACCGCAGATGACGCGATGGCCGCCCGTCGCGCTTATGAAGAAATGGTTGATCGTGTTGCATTGCAGGGTGACGCTACTAAGGGGTTTAGCGGACTGATCAATAGTAGTGCGGTTACGGCGGCTGCGGTTACTACCGGAGCATGGGCAGCGGCTACCGAAGATCAAATTCTTGGTGATATTAATAATGTCATTCTTGCGGTTAGCTCGGATACGCAATACGCAGCAATGGCGGACACACTGCTACTGCCCTACGCAAAGCTTAATCTGTTGGCTACCAATCGTCTTGGCGATACACAGATGACCATTCTTGAGTTTTTGCGCCGCAATAACACTTACACCGCCATGACTGGGCAAGAGTTGACTATTCGTGCCGTTCGCGGCCTTGAAACTGCGGGGGCTGCTGGAGTTGCGCGGATGGTAGCTTATCGCCGCAATCCACAAGTGTTGAAGCTGCATATCCCGATGCCGCATCGCTTCTTACCAGTGTATCAAGATGGGCCACTGAATTTCGTAGTTCCCGGTGTGTTCCGTCTGGGCGGCTTAGATATTCGTCGTCCTAAAGAAGTACGTTATGGAGATGGTATCTAATGGCCGCGCCGAAAAATGATGAGGCTACAACGACTCCGGCGGAAGCGCCGAAGCCGAAGGCTATTCGCAACAATTACCACAGCCCGATCCAGATCGGCGATGGCACGATAATTCCGGTCGGCGGCAGTGTTGCCATTGATGACATGGATGCACTCACCAAAAATCGGACGGTTGCGGTATGGCTAAAAGCTGGCGTGCTTGAGGTGATCTAATGGCATTCGTCACCACTCCGCTAATTGTAGAGGATGGTTCCGCTGTCGCAGGGGCGAATACGTTCGTCTCTGCCGCCGATGCGGGGCAATATCTCTATGATCGCGGGGTAATGACGCAGGCTCAGTATGATGCGGCCGACATGACAGGAGTTTTAAGGCGTGCATTGGACGCGCTAAAAAACCTGCCGTGCTTAGCTGCTTATGCACTGCCCTTAGCTCAACCTGTCGCTATTCCTGCGGCACTGATCGAGGCTCAAATGTGGGTGGCTTATTACATCTGGCAAAGCGCCAATAATGATCCTGCGAACATCGCAAACGGTGGCAACATCAAACGCGAGCGCGTGGATGTTATCGAGCGCGAATACGCCGACAGCAGCCCTAAAAAAACAGCAGTAACACTCGAAGATATGCCGAATGTCGCTAATGCGCTGCGTGCGATGGGTTGCTCATTACTGACCGCCAAGCCTTTGGTTCTACCTGCGGGGATTTGGGTATGAGCGACCACGTTTGGGCTGCACAACTTGCAACTGAGATGATCGGCGAAAACGGACGGCCTATGCTGCTACGCACCTTTACACAATCCGGCGACCCGTGGAGTCCATCATTAACACCTGTGGACATCCCTATTATGGGGCTGCAAACCAGTTGGACGCGATCAGATCGGGATCGGTTTTTGATCGAAATCGGGGATATTGGAATTCTGATCGACTCAAGTGTGGAGCCAAGCACGGCGGGGCGACTTATCGATAATGGCGTTGATTACTCCATTGTTGACTTTATAACCGTAGCACCCGGCGAACAGGCGATCTTTTATAAAGTGCAGGCGCGGCGATGAGTAGCTTAAGCGCCCTGAACGAAAAATATAAGCGGCGTTTTCGGAATGTTATCCGCGCAACTTGTAGTGAGTTAGCCATGCGCACCGAGACACGCACGCCCGTACTGTCTGGGAATTTACAAGGTAAGTGGCAGGCCAACAAAGAGCCGCTGGTCTTGGAGATTGGCGATACATTTGTGTTTGTAAATAACTCCCCTTATGCGCGTTATATCGAGTATTTGGGGAATCCTGCTCGAAATCCGGGGGTAACGCGATACGCAGCAGATGCACCCTACGGCATGATGCGCCGCACGGTTGCGGAGTTTCAGCAGATTGTGGACGAGGTGGCAGGTGGAGGCTGATCTGCTACAGGCTGTATTTGCAAAAGTGAAGGTGATTGCCGACGGCCTAGGCCTACCCTGCTACTGGCCTAACGTAGCACCCCCGACAGCACCAGCAAATGTGCATATACGAGTGGATATCCTTCCGACCCGCCCTAGTGTTATCGGTACGGGTGGTAAAGCTAGGCGCAAATGGCTGCTACAGGTCGCTGTGTGGGTACGGGATGGTGTTGGAGTGGTTGCACCGGCAGCAACAGGGGATGCAATCGCAGCAGAACTACCGCTAGGAGCTGTCATTACCGGGGCAGTACGCACGTATGCGATTACAGAGCCTGCGGAGAAAGTTGCACCGATAAAGGCTGATGGCTGGTACGCAACACCGTACCTGTTCACGTTAGAACATATTGATTAATAAGAGGTATTTATTATGGCTGGACGTACTTTTCTAGGGTCTAAAATGGCGGTGGCCGCCACTTTGCCCGCAACTTTTGATGCCAATGCAGCAACGGGTTATCCATCGCTGGTATGGATTGAGTTTTGCGCCGATGCAATTCCTGCGCTGAAAAAAACCTTTCAAACCGTCGAAAAAACAACGACCTGTTCGGAGCTGGATAAAGACCTAAAAGGAAGCGCCAAATACGAAGCGGCTACCTTTAATTTTGATCCGGGCGACTCATCCGCCGCCGCCGCTATCTTTAAAAATCATTTTGATGGCGCAAATAAAAATAGCGAACTCGCCTTTAAGGTCATTTTCAGTAAGCGAGCAGGCGAGGCAACCCCAGAGGAAAAATGCACAACCGTGCTAGTCGGCGGGTATGCAGACTCCAACGGCGGGGATAAGAATGCTGTTGATCTAAAGGAGGTTTCCCTCTGGATTCAACGCGACATCGTAACCATTGATGCAACCTAAGATGCCACCTAAAAAACAAAAGGAACAAAAATACATGATGAAGCTTAGCGACACCTTCGCCGTTTCAAAAACCTCGTGCCAGATGAATGGGTACGGCACAAACGAACCGTGCGGCGTTGTTTTTCACGGGTACACAATCGACTCAAAACAGTGGGAGGCTGCGAAAAAAAGCATTCAAGGCCGTCCAAAAGAGCAAAAGCTGATTCTCGGCAAGCGCGAGAATTACATGGCTATCACGCCGGATGAAGAAGCGGAGCTTAATCAAAGCTTAGTGCTAATTGAGGTCATTACCGACATTGAGGGTATTGAGGGTTATACGTTTGACCGCAAAGATGCACGCGACCGCCTGCTTGATCCTGAGCAGTGGAAATACTGGCTAGATCAATGGAAAGATCATTTGGATGACCGTGCAAATTTTACGAAACCGCAAAAATCAATGCAGTTGAGTGGATTGGCTGCCTAGCGTGGCTAAACGCCCATAAAAAAAGGGAGAGTGTGGATTTTCCGGCGCTCTCTAGCTATGAGCAATGGCTGGTTGATTTAGCTCAGAATATAGGGCTTTCATCAGGCGAAGGGGTGGTTACTCCGTGGACTGAAATTGAGTCCTATCTAACTCTGTCGGAACTGGAATTGACAATGTGGGAAATAAAAACAATTCGATTTTTATCCACTGTCTATGTCAATGGGCTGCATGAATTTGCCGATGAAGAAACAGCACCGCCGTTTGAAACAGAAGCATCGAAAGAACAGCGCGCCGCTGCCGAAGAACGCCGAGCACGGGAGACTTGGAGCTAATGTCCGCTGATATTGTTGATCTAGGGTTTAGAGTCAATACGACCGATATTGACCGCGCCACTCAGAAATTCAGCCTACTTGATCGAGAGTTCGGTAAGGTCGAAAGATCAGGTGGACTTGTTGCACGCTCTTTTGAGTCTGTCGGAGAGTCTGGCAAAAAATCAGGCGGATTGGTGTCCCGTGCGTTCCGCGAAGCATCCCAAGAAATCGACCGCGCTATGCGGTCAGCTGTCGGCCTCGCGGCATCGCTAATGAATTTGCGCAGAAATTTAACTGATACTGATATGCGCATCCGCGTCAGTCTCGATAATGCGCAGGCAATTGCAGATCTCGCGGCGCTACGAAATACACCTGACGTTAGTGTGCGTATCAATGTATCCGCCAATGTATCCGGAGCAGTCGCAGCACTTCAAGCTGTCAATGCCTTAGCGCGTGATCGTGACATCTCGATCCGAGTGAATGCAGTCGGCAGCGCCGGAGCTGCCGCGTCTATCAATACACTACAACGAGCGATTGCAGAATTAAACGCCTCGTTATTAGTCGGCATACAGTTACTAAATGACTATAGCGACTCTTTAGATCGAGTACGCCGCGCTGCAAATGATGCAGCGGACGCTATTCGCCGCGCCGCAGATGAGCAAGAGCGTTTAAGGCGGGCGGGCGGTGGCTTTGGTGGTGGCAATAGTGAAACCGGCTGGCGCAGACATGCACGCTCAGTCCTTGATACTGCGAATGCGTATTCGGGCTTGGCGGTACGTTTATTGGCTGCAAAATCGGCTATTGCTGTTTTAACTGCGGCCGCTGCGGGCGCTATTCCTGTATTGGGGCAAATGGCTGCGGCTGCGGGTGCTGTATTTGGCACAGCATTGGCGACAGCTAATGTTGCAGCTATGTCTAAGGAGCTATCGAAGCTTACTGAAACAACAGGCGCAAGCGCTGACGGTTTGCAGAAATGGCGATTAGCGGCGCGGTTTGAAGGGGTTGATGCTGCACTAAACGAGTTTGGCGACATGGCAGGGGTATTCACCGATCTTTCGTCGCAAATGGATAAGCTTGGCACAGAATCCGGCAAGGATTTTGCCGAAGGCTTAAAGCTGATCGGCTTAAGCGCTAAGCAAATTAAAGAAATGAAACCCGAAGAAGCCTTGCTTGCAATTGGTGATGCAATCGCAAAGTCAAATATGTCGACTCGGGACAAAACTGCATTTCTCGGCGCGATCTCAGACGATGCCGCTAAATTACTGCCGCTTTTAGAAAAGGCAGGCCAAAAATTTAATGAGATTTCCGGCTACGCTAGCAAAGTGGGTGCTATACAGTCCGATGCGCAATTAGCTGCGGCCAAAGAAGCTAACACGCAGCTTAGCTATTTTAAGGTTGGCCTCGAAGGTGTTCAGACTCAACTGGCTGCGGTCGGTAATCGAATGATCAATACGCTTGGTCCGAACATCAAAAAACTGTTCGTAGATGCCAAAACGCCGCTCGATGAGTGGGCGCTATCGGTCGATATTGTTCTGACTAAGTTCAAGCATGATCTTGATTCAACAGGTTCATGGGGTACAGCTTTCGCTCGCATGTTTGAGGGCATGTATCCGACGCTTTATCAGTTCATAGGCAGTGCGGGCAAGTTCGGCAAGGGCTACGGTGAAGCATTTATTGCGCCGATGCTTGACGCATTAAAGCGCGGCTATGCAGGTATTAGTGAGTCCTTGGGCAATGCAGGCGGGGCGGAATCGCTGGGCAAGGGTCTGGGTGAAGCCATGCTCCCTGTCATTACGATCGTCGATACGATTGTCGCCTCAATCAAACTTTTGATTAACAACTGGGACGCACTCAAAGCAGTCGCAGCGGTTACGCCGGTTGGACTAATCGCAGCTAATTGGGATTCAGTTGTAGCTGTTTTTGAGTTGGTCGGAAATGGTATTCGTGGAGTCGGTGAGGCATTCGGCCTGCTGAATCCGGCAACAACAGCGAATGCAAGTGGGGTGCAGATATTCGTAGCGGCCTTGGGTGCTTTGTTGGTATCGGGTGCAGCGAGCCGCTTAGTCTTGGGTGCAATCGGTGCGACTTTTAGCACACTCAGCTTTGCACTTGCCCCGCTGGGTGCGGCTCTAGGGATTGTTGCAACAGGGCTAAAAGCGGTCGCTTTGGCTGCGATGGCGAACCCGATTGGCGCTCTTATCACTGTCATCGCAATGGGTGCTGCTCTGATTTTTACAAACTGGAGCAAGGTCGGCGAGTTCTTTACTGGATTGTGGGCGGGCGTAAAAAGCAGTTTTAGCGGATTGATCGACTGGTGGAATAACACCACGCCTAAGCAAAAAGTGCTGGATATTAAAGCCGCTACGATTGATGTAGCACGCGAAAAGTATACGCAGTTCGTGAGTTGGCTAGACAACACCACACCTAAGCAAAAGATTATCGACATTGCTACAGGCTCAGTCAGCATTGCCCAGAAAGCTGTTGATCTATTTATTGCGCGTTGGAATGAATCCCTTATCCGCTCATGGGCGCTCGATGTTAAAACCAGTGCGCTCGACTACGCCGAACAAAAAGCGAGCGACTTTAGTGCATGGTGGGATAGTTGGACACTAGAACAGGTGGTTGCTGATGTTTCAGCGGAGGTTTTAATTTTCGCATGGGGCAAGTCGCAGCAATTTGCTAGTTGGTGGGATAGCTGGAATCTAAAAGAAATTGCACTCACAGCAAGCTCTGCCATTTTAGAAAAGGCTTTTGATGTTGCCAAGACATTAGGCGGCTGGTGGGATGAGTGGAAACTACTCACCAAGGACTTAAAAGCCGATGCTAGCCTTGTTGAAAAAGCGGAAGTAATTGCGCGGAAATTTGCGGACTGGTGGAACAATCTATCACTAAAATCCATTATTCCAGACATTAAAATGCCCGATATAGCGGGATTTGGCGCAAAACTAGGCGCAAAAATGCGCAGCATTGGCAGCGATGTTATTGATGGATTAGCTCAGGGCATGGATCGTGCAAGCAGTCATATGAAAGCCGCCGAGCAAGCCGCTAATAAAATCCCTTTGGTTTTGCGCTCAGCCTTAGATACGCATTCGCCATCAAAAGTTACTGAAAAAATCGGTTTTGATGTGGTGGCAGGTTTAGCGGTAGGGATTGCTGGCAATAACGGCGCGGTCAACGCAGCCGCTAATCTATCCCTAGCAGTCACGAATGAATTTAGCCGTATGGCAGATGATATAAACCGCTCGTTGACGGATGCGTTTATGTCGCTAGATGTTGGGAAAATCGGCTCTAGTCTCGTTGGGATGTTTAAGCAGCATGTGGTGCAGCCGATTTTATCTAGTGTGCTAGACCCAATAAGCAAAAGCTTGGCGGGTGGATTTAGCAGTATCACAAAATCATTTTTAGGCAGTAATTTTGGCAATGCTCTGGGCGGTGTAGGTAACAGCATCGGTGGGTTGTTTAGTGGTATTGCATCCAGTGCGGCCAACGGCTTCGCAGGGATTGGCACGGCGATTAGTGGCGGCCTCAGCGGAATTATGGGTTCATTCGGAACGCTGGTTTCTGCTATTCCGGGATGGGGTTGGGCTTTGGCTGGGGTCGCTGGTTTAGCTAAGCTATTCGGTGGCCCCTCTGCGCCTAAAATCAATCTGACTCAGGGTGCAAAAGCAGGGCAAGGGATGCTCACCGACGGGCAGCAGCATTACACTAAAACCGCCCTTGGCACAGTGGGCGCAACGGATGCGAGCTACAAAATAGGCCGCGAAAAGGGGTTTGTACCCAAGCTGCACGAATGGTTTAAATGGGTGGAAAGCTTTGATGCAATGATTGCTAAAACCCTCCCCAATTCGATTACCTCCATCAGCGAAGCGCTCAAAGGAGTGGAGATGAAGGGCGCTAACCTCGAAGGCTTTACCCGTCAACGTCTGCATACGATTTTTTCCGCACTGCCTGAAGCCCTGCAAGTAGCCATTCAGGGCGGCAAAAATATCATGGCAGGCACGACGGAAGAGATTGCAGCCCGATTTACTTATATGGCTCAAGTGGCCGAATCCGGCCTAATCCCTGCACTCGAACAACTCGGATTAGCAGGCACGCAAAGCAAAGAGTCCATGATTGCGTTTGCTATGAGTTTGGCCGATACGATGGGCGGAATAGATGCAGCAAAAGCAGCGCTCGATAATTATTATCAGACAGCGTACACGGAAGCGGAGCGGCTGGCGATGACGCAAAGTGCAGCTAAGGCCAAACTCGATGAGTACAACAAAAGCTTAGGTTTATCCGGCACTCAGTATATTGACACGATTGCTGAACTACGCGCTTACATTGATGCTCAGGATAAAAATACCGAAGCTGGACGCAAGGCGATTGCGTCCGCGTTGGGAATGGTTGATGCGCTTAAGACTTTAGGCGGTACAGCGGAGGAAGCTGCTAAAAAATTAGCAGACAATACCGCAGCTTTTAGAGATGCCGCCTATACCGACGCGCAAAAACAGCAAATGACACAAAATGAGGCTCGTAAATCAATTGATGTCTTCAATGCAAGCTTAGGTCTAACGGGCGCGAAAACGATAGATAACATTATCGAGCTGAAGCGCTATATCAACGGATTGGACGCGAGCACTGAAGCGGGAAGAAAAGCGCGGGAATCCGCATTGTCAATGACTAGTGCATTTGTGGCTTTTGGCGGGACAGCCGAGCAAATTAAGCAAAAAATTGCGGGACTGAAGGAAGGGATAAAGGGACTGGTGGGAGATTTGTACGGCAAAACCACCACGACCACCAACACGAGCACGACCGCCGCCCAATCCGCATTGGATGCGGCTAACTCTACGCTCGACAGTCTGCGCAGCCGCTACGATGACGAAAAAGAACGGATTGCTGCGATCAATGAACAGGCACGGGAAGCGTATAACGATCAACTCGATTACTACCGCACCTTGCGCGATGCGATGCAGAGCTTGCTGGATTTAGCCAATGGCTTTGCAGATGACAGCCGCGCAGCGTCGGATACCCTAAAAGCAGCTCAATTGGGCTACAACGCGACGTTACGCGCTGCCCAAGGCGGGGATGTAGAAGCGGCTAAAAAGCTAGGGGATGCAGCGAATAGACTCAAAATCAGTCTAGGCGCTGCTTATAACAATGATGACCGCGCCGCTAGCGCTATCCAGCAAATTGAGCAACAGCTACGCGCTACCGCTGGCACGCTGGGCAGTTTGGCAGGCACAGAACCGAACGACCCCGGTACGATCAGTAGCACATTAATTGCTTCGCTCCAGTCTCAAATTAGTGCTCAAGAATCACTAGTGAGTAGCCTGCAATCGCAGATTAGCAGCACGAATGCGGCTGCGAACGAGGCCAAAGCGACCGCCGATCGTGCTGCAATGGCAAAGGAATTAGCGACCAAAATCGGCGAGCTAGGCTTGGCGACAGATAAAAGCGCTTGGGATATTCTTGCGAAAAACGGCATTAATATTAAGGATTTGGCTAAAGATTTTGGGATCAATGTTAATCAGCTCGATGTCAATTTTGCTAAAAAAGTAGGCGAGCTATCCGGTCTGCTTAACGTCAATAGCCTCCAATTACTGAGTAAATTGGGCGTGAGCGTCACGGATTTAGCCAGTGCCTACGGCATTAATACCGACAAGCTAAATGCGGGGATGGTTAATAAAATTGGCGAATTAGCTAGCACGCTTAACGTCAACAGCTTTGAATTACTCAAAAAATTAGGTATTACAACGCAAGAGCTGGCAGCGGCTTACGGCCTAAATACCAACAATCTAAATCAAACGTTTTTGACTAAACTCGACAGCCTGTCGGATATATTAAGAGTTAGCACGGTTGATATGGCCTCAAAGCTTGGGGTGAATATCGACAAGCTCGGCGATTTGATGGCTAACAAACTAGCCAGTTTGCCGAATATCCCCGCCGACATTAAAGCGGGGCTGGCTCCTCACTTACAAGACATTCGTAACGCGGCTGATCCTGCTACGCTGCAGCGGGAGCTGAAAGAACTGCAAGCGTATGTCAATAGTTTGCCGCCCGGAATCAAAGAGAAACTACAAGGGCAGTTGGACGGGATTTTAGGCTACACAGGCGACACGAAAACCAATACTGCCGACACTAAAACCGAAACACTCGCATTGCGCAGCATCCGATCGTCTGTTGATAACACATCGGCACATACTGCTGACCTAACCGCCTATACACGCGACCAAGTTAACGCAAAGGGTATCCAACTTGCTTTGCAAAACTCCCGTGCCTTAAATCAACATGCTGCAAAAATCGGTAAAGAGTCTATTCCTAGTTTCGCAGTCGGTCATCCTAATTTACCTAGTGACATGCTGGCGAATGTGCACAAGGGCGAGATGATCTTGACCGCTGCACAGGCGGGGGATGCGCGTGATTTGGTGCTGCACAATCAGCGCGTTATCCCGATGATTAGCGGATATTTATCCAGCATTGCTGAGCGTGTAGCAGCAAACGACAATCAAGCGCCTGTGTTTATCCAGCCGCTTTACATGCCGACGATTAATCATCAACAGCGCCAAACTGACAGCAAAAAAGACGAAGATAACGAAGCACTACGGGTGGAAATAAAAGAGCTTAGGAAGGCTGTTGAAACGCTAATCCCTTATCAATCCGCGATTGCGAACAACACGCGCAAATCAGCAGCAACGCTGGATAAATGGGATACAGACGGCCAACCTGAGGAGCGCGTAGCATGAGCGATTGCACCCAAGGATTAGTGCGCATTATACCGCCGTCGCAAGTGACAGAAAGTACGCTGTTAATGTCTAGCGTCCCTGAAAATGAGTATCCGCTTTATAGCGCTGGCGCTACTTATGCTAGCGGTGCGAGAGTCATAGCTGCTCGAAAAATCTATGAAAATAATTCGGGTGGCAATCTAACGGGGATTTATCCGCCAAATAATCTAACGCAGTGGTCAGATTTGGGTTTTGATAATCGCTGGAAAATGTTTGACCTTTACTCGTCAACGATCACTGAGCAAGCGAACTCTATCATTGTCGAGTTGGTCACCACGGAATCCAGCAACGCCCTAGTCCTACTCGGCTTACAAGCGGCCTATGTTGATGTGACTGCCACACACCCGACCGAGGGGGTTGTTTTTAGCAAGCATTACAGGATGCAAGTCAGTACTGGCGTAAAGGGGTTGTATTCGTGGCTTTGGCGCGAGCGTACCGCCAAAACATCACTTATTGAATTAGCAATTCCGCCTTATCGGGGCCTGACTGTTCGCGTTGAAATTCATGCGCCGTCTGGTACGGCTAAGTGCGGGACGCTGATTCTAGGCCGTCAATCGATCCTCGGACAACTCCAATGGGGTTATAAGTGGGCGCTGGTGGATTTTAGTAAAAAAGAGGTGAGCGAGGACGGCGCGATCACGATTAAAAAGCGGGATTATGCTTCGCGCCCTGAATTTTCGATGCGTGTTGAGCGCCGTGATTTTGACCGTATTGCACGCATTGCCGCGAAATACCGCGCCGAACCCGCTATTTGGGTCGTCGGAACGACCCACGAAATGATGACGGTGCGTGGCTTTTATCGAGATTTTGCTTTAGTCGCTGAGCACTCAGCTTGGCTCGATTGCAGCTTACAAATAGAGGGATTAATTTAATGCCAATACCACAATTAACACCATTTCCCGACCCGCCGCGAATTTATCAGCCGGAGGAAGAGTTTGATGCCAAGGCGGATGAAATGGCGGGGCATCTACCCGTCTTAGTTAATGAGATCAACGCAATGGTCGCTGGGTCGAATGCGGCTTGGGCGGATATTAATATTAAAACATCGACCGCAACTAATGCTGCGACCACAGCCAGCAATGCGGCGGCGGCGGCGGCTGTATCAGCGAGCAATGCTGAGTTGTTTAAGCAGGCGGCGGCGGGGAGTGCAAATAGCGCCAGCAGTTCGGCATTTGAAGCCGCCTCTAGCGCGTCGAGTGCCAGCAACTCAGCGGCGGCGGCGGCTAACTCCGCGAATACCGCTGCGAGCGCAACAAATGCTGATGTCAATATTTATGTCGATCTACTATCAACTGCTGGAGCGACCGCCAACGGCTCAACATGGGCGCTGGCGTACAATAATCTGCTAACTGCATTGCAAAATCTGCCAACTGATAAAATAGTTACCCTCTATCTAAAAGATGGGCAAATTTTTGAGCTAGGGGATGCAAACGTAGATTATATTACATATGTCCCGATAAAATGCCGACGGCTGGTGATTCACGGCGCTACTAATCGACCAAAAATAAAAGTCAATCATATCGTGCATGCGAACAGTTTTGTGTATCCGGCGATTGCGTTAGTGCCGGGGGGCATTTCCGATATAGTCTTTACGCACATAAATATAGAGATTAATCCGATAGCAGGCACTACTGCCTCGGCGATCAATGCGCAAAACAGTAACACTCGATTTATCTACCCAGGAGGGCATTGCCATCTGCATTTGTCATCACTCTATACAGATTGGGTTATCCCAGCCGGATATGCGGCGATATCACCTTATGTAACGTGCGCCAGCATAAGTGCACAATTGGGTTATGGATCGTTTGTAGGCGGGGGAGATGTGATTGACAACTTATATCTGTGCTGTCCAATAAGTCTCAATAATTATGCTTATAACATTGCAACCGATACGTACTGGCTATCAGTGGCGCGGGTCAATCACAATATCGACGCACCCGGGGCTGGAACGCAACTAGCAAGGAGTTTTGTATGACTGATGACATAGTGACTCATCTCCCCGGTGAGCAGTTGACACTGCGGCGCGGGGAGATGTATTACAGCGGCAGTGCCGATTATCTAATATCTGAGCACGGATTTACGCAATCAGACGTTGACGCAAGCGCATTGGATTTGAGCAAAAACGCAGCGCTCGAATTGATTGAGCAAAAAGCAGGCGAGTATCACGCAAAAATCGTTGGCACTGCTGACAAAAGCAGAGAGGCACGGTTTGCTCTTAATTTAGAGTGCGCTAAAAAAATGATAGCAGGCACAGCTACGGACGCAGAGCAGCAAATGCTACAGCTACAATATGATGCTAATAAAGCGGCGGGGCATCCGGTTATTAGCAAAATTACGCTACAGCAGTTTGCGCAGTGGATCGTAAATTTCGAGAGTATCACGACGCTCGGCGCTGGGCTAATCGAAGCGACGCTGATAAAGGGGCGGGCAGCGATTAATGCGGCCCAACGTGTTGAGGAAATTGAGCAGATCAAAGTCCAGCTTGCCGCACAAGCCCAAGCTGCTTTTGAGCAATTGCAAGCGCAATTAAGTAGCTAGTTTTCAGTCCGCGAATCATCAAACTCTGTGAGCAGCTCAAGTAGCTGCTCTCTGGTTCTTGGCGCTTGCGGGATTTGCGCGGCTTGCTCTCAGCCCATGCCTCGATGTCTGCAAAAATTAGTTTTGTTACCTACATTAGTGTAGGTAACAGGCTGTAAGTATTTGATTTTTAATTAACTACTAGCATTTTTAAAATTAGTAATTGCTATGTTCGATCAATGAATCACAACCCGACTCTTTAATAGAGGGCGCTGTCATAATCGGGTACTGATATACCCTCCCTCTAAATGTCTCGCGCTCTAAATAGCGCAGGCATTTATCACGAGCTGGGCAAATTTTCACTTCGCCCTCTATTTTAGTTTCTCCGGTGCAGCGGCAAATATCGTTCATGAGTCTTGCTGTCATTTAAAGCTCACACTCCACAACTTCATTCTCAAGCCGAACAATCAGCGGAAGGTGTAGCAAGTCACGTAAATGAACAGCACTGCCTGCTACAGAGCTTCCTGCAAAGAATTTTGGTGTTATGTCTTTTGCTTCGAGATTAAAGTGCTCTGATGATTCAGACATATGCAAAGGTATGCTGATTAAGCTGTCGTTTGTCACTGAATATTCAGGGATTATTTGCGATAGTTTTTTTCTAATCAATCCACGATCTGTTTTAAGCACCTCCAGCTCAAGACGGGGGATTGGAAGACTTTCTTTGTTTGAAAAATAACGATGTTGTGTCCACGCATAGCCATACTCATTAATTCGTTTAAGCCTATATAGCTCACTTTCAGTGACTTCTAATTCCTCTGTTTTAATTTCAAGCAATTCATTTAGGTGCTTGATTGTCGTTTCGGTAGTTTGTGTATCCATTAATTCTCCATCCTCAACAATAGTTATCCACACATCATCATCCGACTCCATGTCTCTTTCGCGCAGCACGGCAAAAACTAATTTTTCCGAGTCGCCCCATCCAATCTTTCGCTCGTATACACATATTTTTTCATAGTCGTCATCAGTATCGGATATTCGGCAATCTGCTGGTATTTCTAGGATTGCCTGCTTAGCGGCATCTAGCGTTTCAAACAGTCCCAGCGAATAATATCTATCGCCGACTGTTTCATCCCTAATCTCGTATATTTTCATTTCTTCCCCCATGCCTTTTTAACTAATTTATGCTGCTCGCTAAACCAACGCCAGAAAAGAGCAGCTAAACTCATAACAATAACGGGCGTGAATAGTCCTACGCACGCCCAGAAGATTTTAGTTAGCATTAATCCAAGCCTGTTTCATGTGGTGCATTTCTAAAAATTGCTGCAATCTGTTCAAATGCCTGTGCCATTTCTTCGCGCCGCTGCTGGGATTTTGGCAACCAGAATGTAACTGCACTTCTATCGTCATCAGCGGGTGGATGATGCAGCCGTTCTGACGAGTGTAAAATTAATTGCGCGGCATGATAAATAATGCCCATATTGCTTTCTTTTTCTATGTGTAGAACTTCATTCGTTAGCTCTTGGCTATATACATTTATTCGCATTGCTTTATCTCCAATAAAAAAGCCCGACTGACCGGGCTTGGTTAAATAATTAAGGGGCGGTCTAAAAATGATTAGCTAATATTGTGCAGAGCATGGCTAGCACCACACAAAATCCAAACCATTGGTTTTTAATACTGCCCAGATAGGCGGCGAATATCGCTATGACTACTGCTGCGATACTAAAAAATACAGATAGCGGCATTAAAAAAACCACCGTATCACTTCAATGAACCCAATCATCAAAAGCGTTAGCAGCGTGGCAATAATCAGGGAAAACACCAGCGCGTTAATCATGTTTCTCAGTGATAACGTAGGTGCGTTGCATTGATTAGATGGCGCTTCTTTTGCTTTAGATTCTCGTTCCTGCCAGCTTTGGAGTTTGGCTCTTCCCTCTTTCGTCTGGCTCAGAATCTGGATGATGCGTGGGTCGGTTAGGCCGAGGCTGTGTTCGTCCATATTGTTTACTGCTCGCTTAAATAACTAGGGCGGGTGGTATGCACTTTTAATCCGCTTGTTGCCATACGCTCAAACTCCATGCGAGTGGCAACCAGAATTTTTTCTAGTTGATTGAGTGTGTTATGGATGGCTGCTAGATCGGCTTTATCTTCGGCTGTAAATGACAATCCGCGTGCCTTTTCAACTTCTTCTAGGGTTGCATTGCGAAAAAAGGCAACGCATAAGGGGTAGTTTTCGCATTCAACATCGTTAATGTCGATTAAGTCCCCTTCGCCTTGTAGGGATTTAAAAATACCGTAAGTGCTAATTCGAATGGTTTCAGGCTCAATATCATCGTCAAATTCAAGCGCACTTTGATTAGAGTAATCAACGTAGAGATTGGCAGTTAATAACGAGGTGATATCTGCGATTGCAAATAGCTCTTTCAGAGCCTCGTTATAGTTAATTTTAAACCTGCTGGATATCCAAGATGGTCTAACCTCTAAGCCAATCGGGGTGTTTTTCACGATCTCTCGGATTTGTTGTTTGGTTTCTTGGGTGATAGCCATGTTTAGTCCTCTTTAAAGGCAGAGCGCTTGCCCTGCCTGCTGTGCGTTAGTAAGTGGTTTTTTGATGCTGCTGGGTCGGTTAAACCTAAGCTGTGTTCGTCGTTCATTTCAGCAGCTCCTGCAATAAGGAATCCCGCTCGGCACGAGCGTTAATAATTTGGCTAGCTGAAAATATTGCTATTCCAATCAGAAGAACTATTAGCAATGCTTTCATTTCACTACCTCCTGCTGCTGTGCCTCTCGGTAGTTCTGTCTATCAACCTGAACACTTAGAAGCCACATTGCTATTACAATAGCTATCAAAACTGGAATAAATCTCATAGTTAACCTACCCATTCATACTTACGAGCCATGCCCGATTTCCAGCCGTCAATGACGCGAATACGCCCCTCCTGTTCTGCTTTAGAAAAGTATTCCTCAGCTAGCTTCTGGGCTTGCTTGGTTTTGCCAACTTCGACATAGCCATGATCCTGTACCCATTGCTTAGTATCACGAATCAGCGTATCGCAGCGCCCCGCTTTAATGTCCTCAATCCAATGAGCGTATCCGTCGGTGGGCGTATCCGGTAGCGTATCCGGTTCTGCTACGCTCAATTTGAGCGTACTTGTACGCTCGTCAGGTTCGTTTTTTGTTCGTAATTCAGCATCGGGATACGCTTGTAGGGCGGCGTTTCCATCCATGTGCCAGCGTTGAGCGGCGATAGCTTGAGCGCTTGATGGTGCTGACATTGTGACTACAGGTGTAGATACGCTGGCTCTGGGTGCAGTGGATACGCTCTGGATACGCTCGACACGACGAGTGTTCTGGGTTGGATACGCTCTGGATACGCTATTGGATACGCTCGACTTGCTTGATGCAGTCGGCACAGGAGCAGGGGAGTTGAACCCTACTTTAGTAGATCGATATTCGCCGCTTTTGTTAGTTGAGTCATCCGTGCCAGTGGGCGGAAGTGGAGTAGGTGAGTAGTGCTGACCTGATGTGGTTGCACCATAAAAACCAAAACCAAGAATAATAAAGACTGAACCTAAAAATCCTAAAAACGCATAGACATATAGAGCCACTTGGCCTGCATCAATCTTGTCTTCGGGCAGGCGGTCTTTATTAAACCATTCAGCTAATGCTACCCAATAAGCTTCTTCACCGGCTGCATTAGCGTTAAAAGCGGTTCCGCCCGTGCTAGTTTCGGCCTGTTGAATTGCTGCCAATAGGGGTTGTTTGCACTTGGTATAGTGATTCTCAGGGCAAGCTGCTAGCTCTTTGCGCAAGCCAGCTAAGTGCTGTGCTTTGGTGCTAGAGTCAGTCACGGCCTGCTGGCTGGTTTTGATCTTTTCCATGATGCCCGTTTGCTGTTCGTGGCTAATCGTAAAGGTATCAACTGCCAGCATAGCGATAGCTACAACTAGGGCAATGGCTCGCCAGCCTACAAATTTAGTGGAGTCAAATAAGATCCCACTCATACCATGCAGGACTAATAAAAATCCTGCAAACATAAAAACGGCCTTAACGAAACCAATCGGGCTAGGGTTGCTAGAGTAGTACGTACTTACCCCAGCAATGCCCATCACGATGGCTAATAGCCATGCTCCAATATACAACGATAGTCGAACTCCATAAGGGAGGGACTTGTCTAAAACATTGTTTAAACTCATACTATTTAAGTCTCCTTGCCCACTGACCGTCGAAAGCAAGTGGGCTTGGGTTGATGGGAAGGCTGCTTAATTGCGGCCTTTTTAATTTTGACTTTCAAACTCACATGCCCAATCATCCCACTCTTCATAGGCATCGCTACCAACGTAGCGTTTTATTGTGTTTGAGAACGCAATCATATCTAATGGGCACTCAGCTATTCCGTCCTCCATTGCTTTTGAATAAATTGCGTATGCTCCGTTAAAATCACGCTCTTTGATCTTTTCTGAAACAGACTTTGCTGTGTTTGTATCGCTCATTTTTCAACCTCTTCATGTGGATACGCATTAAAGCGCTCTCCTTTATAAACGTAGTAAATCTTCCCAGTTTCGCGGCTTGAGCATAGCTGGACACCTTTTTCGTCCGGCTCGTTACATTCGCCCTTGAGGTAGGTGATTATTCCAGCAATGCCTGCGTGCGAACTTGGAATAGCAATGACGAAGTAAATGGCTGCTGTGAATAGGATTAAAGTCTTCATTATTCACCAGCCTTGCAGTTATATTCCTGCTCTAGCGCTTTAATCGCTTCGGCTTCGCAAGAAGATGGATTCGGCTCTAACGAGCACATAATTAAAATTGCTGTTTTAATATCCTTTACAGCTTCGCCACAAACGGGCGGTTTAACCTCTGCTGCGATAGTATTTAAACTAATGAGCAAAGCCCCAATTAAAACTAATAATTTATTGTTCATTTTTAATTAACTCAATTTTATTTATAAATCGTCGCAATCATCTAGCTTCAAATAGATGCACTGTTCTTGCGGTGAGAGTGTTTGAAATTCCTTTAATGCCTCCTTATTTTTTTCAATCTCTTCATCGAGTGTCCCTGCCGCAAAAGCAGCGGACATAAAAAAAGCACACAGGGCGCTCAGAATTAGTTGCTTCAATTTAAACCTCAGTGAATAATAGTTTAGTCGGCTTGAATAGCCGCTTTAATAGCACCTGAAAATCGTTCTTTGTTTTCTGTAACTAAATAGGTACACGCCGTCATTAAGCAGAGTGCCACTTCCAAGTCCATTGGATCGACATTCCTGTCTTTACAATAGTCAATAAAATATTCAGCCAAGTTAGCCGCTTCACTTTCTCTTTTCATTTATATATCTCTCCAAATAAAAAGCCGCACTAGGCGGCCGTCTAAAAACGTAATTAGAGTTATTCACTATCATCCAGCCCCAGCGCAAAAGCCTCATCCCAGCTTAGGTAAAGCTGGCGCTCGGTGATCGGTGCGCAGGGGTCGCCGACTAGATCATCCCAGCTTAATCCTCTTAGCCCCCATTTCCATGCGTCTGAATAATCTAAGCAGGCTGATGCATTGGTTGCTGCCGCTAATAAACAGGCGGCTATTAACGTCTTAATCAACATAAATCCATCCCTCATGCAGGAATACATAGTGCATGTCAACGGAGCCATCTTTATTTTTAGTCTCCTTTGAAACTCGTTGTGTGAAACTAAACGCGGGCTTGAACCCCGTTTTTTTTGCTGCATCAACGAGATAGGGGATGAAATACATTGCCCCCGCCAGCATCACTCCATCTCCAACTTCCCCACCTGCATCAATGGCTAAATCCATCAATTTGAATGCTCGGCTTTTTAGCTCATTGCTGGTTGGCATTGATGTAAAATCCTGCAAATCACTGGCTTTTTGAGCCGCTGGCACATCAATACCACCTTCAGCTAGCTGCTGGGGTGTCATGGCGTGTTTTGTTAAATTAAAAACTCTCATTATTACTTTGCTGCTCCTATAAAAAATTACGTGGTTGCTCTTCTAACTCATTTGCGTCTAGGTACGCTTCCCATGCGTCCTCTGGAATCTTTTTCACATCATATGATGTGAAATGCAGAAAATAGGCTGGACGCTTCGAGCCGCCGTGCGGCTTGACTTTAACTACCGCGCCGTCTGGCACTGATAGTAGCAAGTCGTCCCATGTGCCTAATCGTCCTGCGTCACCCTCTGCTCCGTGTCCACGGGCAATTACAGCAACCCCCTCAGTGGCGCTGGCGCGTCCGTTAGTGTCGCGGGTGTAGCATCCTTCGCAGCTAATACGCGCAATCCAGCCATCACTATCGCCAGAACCAGCGAATAGCTTGGGGTTGCCTGTCTTAGTTTTACCCAGATTGTAAAACTTTGACTCTCTTTCAACCGGAACAATTGTCCGCTGTCGGCCTCGGCCTTGCTCTCCAAGAGAGAGGCCGAGAACAGTAAAACTGTTGCTATTGCTCTCTACTTTTACTTCAATGGGTTTTATGTTGTATGCTTTCATTTTTGTTCCTTTATCAGTCGCTGCACAATCTCGTTTCTGGCCGCAACAGCCAGCTCTATTCTTTGCAGCATTAGAGCCGCATCATTATCAACCCGCTCAATCACGCAGTAATGAAGGCGCAAATGCTCGGCATAAAAGCGCGGGTCGTAGCTCACAAAATGCCAGTGACGTTTACCCGTGAGCTGCATATAGGCTTGGATTTGCCAGTAGTATTTGGCCTCGGTCTCTTTAAGCGTTTCCGCGTCAACGACTGATAGATACAGCAGATGCGTTTTTGAGTCGGGGCACTTAACCTCAACACCGGACTCAAACGTAATGCCGTCCGGCGTGCCGCCCCAGTTACCGCATTCCGATAGGATAAACTGCTGGTTTTCACCAGCTTGATTAACTCGGATGCCAGTCAGCGCCTCAAACTGCTCGACCGCCTCCAGCTCGTGCTCAACACCCCATTCCATTGCTGCGCTGCTAAAGTCGGCACGGCGAAATTCGGATAGCTGTTCAGCCACTTTTTCGCGGACGTAAGTCATAGCACCCGCGCTTAGACTGCCTTTGGCCTTGCCATTGGTCATTAAGCGGTGCATTTCTGAGGCTGTGAGCTTGCCCCAGCGCTCACGTAGCCATGCTTCAATCGGATCGAGTAGCTCTGGCGCGTCCTCCAACGCGCCGAAGTTTAGTAGCTCAAGATTCATGCTAGGCCGCCTTTGCTTCGTTTAAGATAGGGGCATTCACGTACAGCAAGCGAATATCCCACTTCGCACTGCTGAATCCATTCGTTTTGTTTTTCCTCTTGCCGAGGAAGGTGATCTTCAGCGCGGTTTCTTTGGGGGCAATCACACCGCGCTTTTCCTTCTCTTCGAGCGTGCCGACCAAAGCGCGAGCGGCGGATTCGTAGACTTTAATGCCGTCGTTTTCTTGAGCGGCGAGCAGTACGCAGCGTAGGGTTTTTGCTTCGCCCGTAGCTACATCAAGCTGTTCACGTTCTTCGATGCCCAAATAAAAACAGCGGATTGACCAGCCCTTTTCTAAGGCATCTACGTCAAGATATTCTGGGCTAAAGCTAATGACGCTTTCCTCGGCCTTAGCCAAGTCAGGTAGCGATTTAACGGATAGTTGTAGCGGCTTGCTAGCCGCCTGTAGTTCTGTACTCATTTTTAAATTCCTTTACTTTGTTTGGTTCGGTTCGGATGATTAAATCGTCCGCACCTGCACACGCTCCGAATGTGCAGGGACTGAGGATTTAGGCGGCTTTCAGCGAAAGAATTCTTGATACTGCGAACGCCACGCAGCCCCGCCAGTCGATAAGCGCGGCTTCGCGGTCAAAGCACGCGGTCATTAAGCCGGTTTTGTCATAAGGGTCTTGCTCTTCGATAAAAACGGGTAGGTCATCGCAGCACTCGGCGATAATTTCGTTGTGTACCCGCGCTAGGCGGGGTTCTTTTGCGTTGCAAAACGGGCAGGCTTTAGCATTCATTCGCTGTCTCCCATTCGCTGTCTAGCGCTTCGATTTCTTCGTCAGAAATTCCAAGCTCTAAATCAATCATTTCGTGCGTAGGTAGTTCGTCCCACGCAAACAAAAAATCATCAGCCTCTTGTCTATTCCAGCCTGCATCAGTCAGGCGCTTTAGCTTGTCTTGGTAATCACTAATCGCTATTTGTGCTGCTAAGTATGTAACGCCATTCCTACGTGCATAGGCTTGTGCATGTTCTTGGCCTACGTTGTTAAACATTTCACACCTCAAATAAAAAAGCCCGAACGAATCGGGCAAATGACTTAGGGTCTTAAACTGTTGCACCCCAGCGGGTGATCGCTAACCGAAACCGGAACCGAAACCGGAACCGGAACCGGAACCGGAACCGTCACCGAAACCGTAAATTTCTTTAATCTTGGACATGGGCTTTAAACCCCTGAATGGATTTTTGCGCATCTGGCGTACAGACGGTTATTGAGTAGTCCTCGATAATTGCTTTTTCTGCAACTGGTGCGGAAATCTTTGAATCGCTTCTCAGGCCGGAGTTAGCAACCCCTTCATACCATGAAGTTTCGTCTGAGGGGCGGTGATACCAGATTCGGCGTGCTTCACTCAGCACAATCCCAGTTTCATCAGCAGCCACTACATATCCTGCGTTGATTCCCTCATTACGGGAGCGGACCAACACATATTTCCCGATGCTGCGGGCATGAATGCTATCCCGTGCCGCTGTGATTGGCGCTAGCTGCGCGAATAAAGGCGCTAGCTGTTTGATTTGGCTGATTGTTAGCTGTTCGATGTCGATCGACATATCTTTCTCCTATGTTTGACTTAATCGGCAGCTCTCGTAAAAGCTGCCTGTTAAATCAATCGCTACTCTTCTAATCCAAACGCCTCTAGCGTTTTGGCTTTTATTTCGTTAGATTTTTCTAGCTCCTGCTTAGCGCGGGAGACTTGTTCGTTAATTTGGTACTGAAGACGCTCAAGAGCGCGTAGCGCGGAGGCCGCGTCCTCGATTCTTCCGTCAAGAGTTGCGCGGATAATCCGCTCTTGTTTTTTATCTAACATGATTAATCTCCGTAAAAAATAAATTATGACTTAATCGGTGGCACTAACTTATCACTTAATGCCACCTGTTAAATCCTTGCAAGCCCCTTCACAGAGAAGAATCCTTGGCTTGGCTCACTGGTCGATATTGCATGACCGACCTAACACCCTACTCAGATTCACCTCATTTTAGCCATGCGCTCGTCACACATGGGGCTATCTGGTTCGGACTCGGTTGTTAAGGTACTGGCTCGCTCTCTGGCTCACCTTGCAGTTTTCTGTGTTGCTTGACTGCATGAGTGTAGTAAACCATAATTTACCCACTATAGTCAACTATAATTTACCAATTATTTTGGGACAGCGTTTGCAGTGCTTAGGT